ATGCTCACTGTTAAACAAGTAGAATCAGCAAAAGTAAAAGATAAACCTTACCGATTGTCTGACGGAAATGGTTTATATCTTTATATTCCGATTTCTGGGGTTAAAGTGTGGCAAATGCGTTACCAATTTTTGGGTAAAGAAAAGATTTATACATTGGGTAAAGTATCTGAGATCACATTACAAAAAGCCAGAGAAAAATCATTTGAACTAAAAAGAGATCTATCTAATGGAATTGATATATCAAAAAACAAAATAATAAATAAGTCTAAAAAAGGCAATACATTTTCTGAAATATTCACTGAATGGTATGATTTTAAATACGAGGTGTGGTCGATAAAATATCGTAAAGAAATAAAAAGCATGTTTGAAAATGATATTTTACCAATCATTGGTAACAGAATTATTACAGATATTGATCCGATCGAATTGGTTAATGTCATAAGACTATTTGAAAAACGCGGCGCAATGGAAAGAGCAAGTAAAGCTAGAAGGAGATGTGGCGAAGTTTTTCGTTATGCAATTGTTACAGGAAGAGCAAAATATAATCCAGCACCTGACTTAGTTGATGCTGAAAAAGGTTATAGAAAAAAACATTATCCATTCTTGACTGAACCAGAAATACCCGCATTTAACAGAGCATTGCTATCATTCCCAGGTAGTATTATAAGCAAAATAGCCACACAAGTTCTTCAATATACAGCACTAAGAACAAAAGAGTTAAGATCTATGACGTGGGATAATGTTGACTTTAATAAAAGAATTATAACTATTGATAAAGAGGTAATGAAAAACAGAAAAGAACATATAGTGCCAATGTCAGATCAAGTTTATCACTTATTGAAACACTTAGAGCTAATCACTAAAAGTATATCTCACTTCGTTTTTGCCGGTAGAAATAGCAAATATAAACCAATCAGTGAAAATACTGTATTGGGTGTTATTCGTTACATTGGTTTTGACGGAATAGCTAGCGGTCATGGATTTAGACATCAATTTAGTACAATTTTAAATGAACATGGTTTTAACAAAGATTTAATTGAAAGACAGTTAGCTCACGTGGATAGAAATAATATCCGAGGAATATATAATCATGCTCAATATCTAGAAAAACGTAGAGAAATGATGCAATGGTTTGCAAATTATATTGATGAATTAACAAATACAATCGCTGACTGAAGGTGATGCAACACCAACAGCCAGCTAACCTAAACCCTATCTAAACTAGGATCAAGGCTATGAAAAAGTCTATTACCGTTGTACACGTCTGTAAAGTTTTTGCGGAGGTGATTTAATGCTGCCTCTAACCGAACAACAAATAAAAGCTTATAAACAAATCTTCCCTGAACTTGCAAACGATCAACTTGAAACAGCTGTTTTGTATGCCATGGGTATACCAGAGAAAAATATAGCTTTTTTCAGATCTGTTACTTATGCCACAGTTCGCAAATGCATTGAAAGAATAAAGCAGATATACGAAGTTGATTCAATCAGTCATTTACGCTCTGTTTTTCAAGCGAGAATATTTCATTTTAATACAATGAACTGCTATAAACATATTGATAACTCAGTAAATTACTCTGAATACCAATAGTTATTACTTTTCACTTAACACAATTCAAGATAATCAACAACTATCAATATTTGATAGTATCTAACATTTAACTTATGGTGAATAATGTTCCCATTGACGACAAGTTATTATTTATACATTACAACTACATGCAGCTATCTCAACACCAGGGAAAACTAAACCAGCCTAAGAGCTGGTTTTTTATTGTCCAAACTACCTAACCGGAAAATAACAACAAAATAAGAAAATTTCTTTATTTTTCAATAGCAGAATCTAACCGGATTTGATAGTATTTCAATGTCTCCTGCGTTAGTTAGTTTATAACTAATTGACAGGCTTGAAGCCCCAAATGTGGGGCTTTTGTCTTTATATATCCCCATCACTAAATTCCAATCCAACCTCTCTATTCATTTCACTACGGAGATATTCCTATGTCTAAATTTTTATTATCTAAAATTTACTGTAAATAATCACAGTAAATATCGTTTTCCTTATATGGTAAACTTTATAATCAAATTTAAGCATAGATAAATATTGTGACACATTTCACTAAATACTTTTCAATTGGAATTATCAATACGCTTATCCATTGGATTATATTTGCTATTATTATTTCTATAACACATATTCCACAGGCTTATGCTAATTTGATGGCTTTCTTAGTATCAGTGACGTTCTCTTTTTTTGCTAACGCAAAATTTACATTTAAGAAAAAAGCAACAAGTGGTAAGTACACTGTTTTCACTAGTTTTATGGGAATGATGAGTTACCTGATAGGATGTTTCTCGGATAAATTAAATATTCATCCTGTTATCACAATACTCACATTTTCAGCCATTAGTCTTATTTTAGGTTTCTTATATTCAAAATTTGTTGTATTTAAAGGTATTGAATAATGAAAATTTCATTAATTGTCCCTGTATTTAATGAAGAAGAGGCTATCCCCATTTTCTACAAAAAAGTTGGGGAATGCGAGGGATTAAAAAAATACGATGTTGAAATAATTTTTATTAATGACGGGAGTAATGATGCAACAGAAGTTATTATCAACGGATTAGCAAATAATTACAACTTGGTTGTACCTTTGAGCTTTACCCGTAATTTTGGAAAAGAACCTGCACTTTTTGCCGGAATTGAACACGCTACAGGTGATGCGGTAATCCCTATCGATGTGGACTTACAAGACCCCATAGAAATTATCCCATTGTTAATAGAAAAATGGCAAAACGGCGCTGATGTAGTGCTTGCAAAAAGAATAGATCGCTCTACTGATAGCTTGTTAAAACGCAAAACTGCCGAATGGTTTTATAAATTACACAACAAAATAAGTCAGCCAAAAATTGAAGAAAATGTGGGGGACTTTCGTTTGATGTCTCGTGCTACCGTCGAAAATATAAAACTTTTACCCGAAAGTAATTTATTCATGAAAGGTTTGCTTTCTTGGGTTGGTGGCAATGTAGATATAGTAGAATATACCCGTTCTGAACGTGTTGCTGGAAAATCAAAATTTAATGGCTGGAAACTATGGAATTTTGCAATAGAAGGGTTAACCAGCTTCTCTACCTTCCCACTCCGTATGTGGACATATATAGGTTTATCGATTGCAACGATATCCTTTATCTACGGTAGTTGGATGATTATAGATAAACTGTTTTTTGGGAATCCTGTTGCTGGCTATCCTTCCCTTCTCGTTTCTATTCTGTTTATTGGCGGTGTTCAGCTTATTGGTATCGGTGTTCTTGGTGAGTATATCGGAAGAATTTACATTGAGGCTAAAAAAAGACCAAAGTACATAATGAAAAAATAGTATTTATATTAATTAACATAAGGTCTCTTAGAATGAAAATAAAAAACAATGAATTGTTAAAGCAATTAATTATTATAGTCACTACATTCATTCTGATGTTAGCTTTAAACAAGCTAACAATGTATACCTCAGACGATTACAGTTACAGTTACAAATACCAAACAATGCCATCAGATTCAATTGAAAAAATAGATGGTATTGAATCAATACTGCAATCACAAATAAAACACTATAACGTACAGAATGGAAGGTTCGTTGCCCATTCTATAGTTCAATACTTTATGCAATATAATAAGACTGTATTTAATATATTCAATAGTATCGCTTTCATTATTCTTGGCATTCTTATACTGGAAATAGTAAAAACATCAACTCCAATACACAAAAAATCATTTTCACTATTTTTAATATATATATTTCTTTGGTTTATAATACCTGAATTCGGTACATCAGTCCTTTGGCTATCAGGATCATGCAACTACCTTTGGACATCTATCATTTATTTATCTTTTTTTCTTATTTTTTTAAAAAATAAGAAAATATCAATAATATCCTTAGTTTTTTATTCATTCCTTGGGTTTCTGGCTGGAGCTACAAATGAAAATTCAGCACCAGCAATTATATTAATGGCAATTTTATTTACAATTTATAATTATATAAAATATAAAAATATTAAAATAAATAATATTTATGGTATTGCATTTGCGATTACAGGATTTATTGTGATGATGATGTCACCTGGAACTAGAATTAGAGGCGACGTAGATAGAAACTTTGACTTTTTAGTTAATACTGTTAGAAGATCAATAAGTGTTGACGCTCATGTTTTCATGATATCGTATATATTAGTTATTGTGACTATTATCATATGGATAAAATCAAGAAAAATAAATCAAGATAGTGTGATATTTATTTTAATATTGTTCACTGGTCATTTTTCGGCTATATACAGCATGGTATTATCACCTGAAATGCCTTTTCGTACAACTTTTGGGGCTGCAACATTCTTAGTTATAATAGAAATTCATCTTATAAACAAAATTATAGTTTCATATAAATATAAAAACTTTTTGAAACTCTTAGACTCTAAAAAGATAAATTACATTTTATTTACTTGTTTTTTAATAAGTTATTTATACGCTATCAAAGATATAAATAACACATATATTGAAATATCAAAGCAAGTAGAAATACTGAGAGCTTCTAAATCGGATAGTAATGTATTTTTGCCTATGATTTCTAAACCAAAGTCATCATACAATGCATACTTGGGTACAGCAAATCTTACAGAAGATAAGGATTCGTGGTTTAATTCTTGGATGGCATCATACTACGGAGTAAGGTCAATAACCGGAGTATCAGAAAAAAAATAATTTAGCAAAAATCTTTTACTCCCCCTTGTATCTTGAAATTTGTTTAAAATAATAGTGATTAGATTTGGCAAGGTGTATGTAGTCTGATTTTTCCTAGGGTTTATAGCCCGAGAATAAGCTTATTCATTATGGGAACTGAACACGATCGTTCGATTAATTTTTTTCTTCGATAACCGATTTCGTATGTAATCTTTTCTTAGCCCTTGCAGAGTGCAAGGACTTAAACCATATCTCAGAAAATTAATTTTTTCCATTCAACAGGATGGTTTTTTCGGCCAATCAATCTCAGGGGCGGTTGAGGTATCAGTACGATAGACATTTAATCGATAAAGTTTCCAATTCCTGAGCTGTGTTATTTCGTCCTCTGTTGCCATCTCCAAATCAACCGCATCTTGCAAGGGGATAATCACGTCAGTTGCCTCCTGCATTAGCACTCTTTTTTCATTCTCAGCATCCGCGATTAATTCTTTCTTTGGTCTAGGAGGGATATCTATCCAAGTGGGATAGCCATCATCAGTACTACCTAGCATTTTACCAAGTGGGGCCTCCGAAAGCGCAAATTCACGATAAACGCTATAGGGGACTGCTTTGGCTTTATCATCCCAGCTACCCGCTTCGATATAATCCTTTTTCATTGAAGCGGCGAACCAGGCTAATTCTCTCTGGCCAAAATAATAAGTTTCTTCGTTTACTAAATTCATAATTACCATCCTATTGCTATCCATCTCATATCAGTGAATGGAGAAGCATTAGATCCCTCAGTGACTTTACTCTGACGCATGTTAAATCCAACTCTATCCGCACTCATTATATTAGGTGCATACATTTGAGATAGATTAGAATTTGAATTGAAATTAGCTAATCCCATTCCGGCTAAGGTATTTGGGAAAGCCATCGGAAATAACTTTCTTGAACTATCATTTCTAGGCACGCTACCCCATTGAATAACCATGCCCGTATTCGGATCTTTCAGCCAACCATTTGCCGATTTATTCGCTATCCATTTTACTGAACTTATTTTTGCATCGACTTCTGTTTTAGTATAGTTATCTTCCTGTATTGCCAGCGCGCCATTTTTATTTGATGGAATGGTGACGACGGCTTTATTTTTATTTTTAGCATCTCTATACACGAAATAGGCATCGCCAGGGGCAGTTTCGAGCAACAGTTTATTCCCATCACCTTTGATAAGGGTCAAGCTGGTATAATTACCGTTACTCTTTATATTTATCTGCCCAGCAGTGAATTTTTCCCAGGAATCTTTCTTGGCATAATTGTCGTCACAGGCTTTTTGGCTTATCACATCGGTTGTTGAGTCACCTGTCGTTTGTTTAATCGTTCCCTTTAATTTTTCAATATACTGAATATACTTTTCCGCCTGTTCTTTAAATCTATCAGGGTTATACTTTAATATATTTGGAAAATAGAACTGTTGTGCCCCATAAGCATCATAGAGAGCCATTGAGTGGCCTTCTACTGTGACGAATTTGGATATCTGACCGTTATAAACCGGAAAACCAGCCTGATTAATAATAATAGGTTGCGCAACAGGTACATGTGAACCATCTTCATTTTCAATATAAACCTGAATCTGGTTATCGGGTATGGTTGGATCCATATCGATTTTACCTATGTAAACCTTACCATTACTGACTGCGGCAAATTTTCTTCTCAATGTGAATAATTGACTTGGCATACTCACAACGACATTAGGTATAATATCTGACATTTTTTCTCCAGATGGGAATTAGGTGTTTATTTATTAAATGATGGAATTTAGATAGGTTTATTCGTGGTTGTTACTTTTTGTCATGCCGCTTATCGTTGCAACAAATCCAAGTCTTGCCATTTGCTGAAACTCTTCACTACTCAACGTGTCACGTAGTACTTTCATCACGGATTTATTTTTAAGAAAACGGTTTTCTGCTGCTTTTATTGCTGCATTGCTTGCCCCAGCATTAACGGCTTTTGTTGCCTCTTGAATTGCTTTTTCAATTGCGTATCTACCACTACGTTTGCTGGCTAAATTTGCAAGTCCAGAATACAGAACTGAACTAGCTAATGATCCTAATATTGAACCTGCCAATCCTCCACCTGCATAACCCGCAATTGCACCAACGGCTTTATTTTTAAGTGGATCAGAAACAATCTGTAATATTTTAGGTAATTCTCCGTTTAAGGTTTTTAATGCCGGAACAGATCTACCCGTATGTTCAATGCTTTTTAAAGGTTTTGAAGCAGCTTTTGCTAATATTCCATAAGATTCTGCTAGTTTTCCAAGTTCGGGTGAATATTGTCTAATCACGTTAATATTCTGTGGTGTAAGTATGCTTGCTATATGAGAAATCCCTGCCCCTTCTGATTTTCCACCTCTAACACCCTGTGATGCTGCATCCTGCAAGATCGACGCGATCGTTGGTTCATATTCATCCTTTGGAACAGATTTCATTATTTTGTGAAAATCTTTTAAACCTTTTTTTGATGAACTTTGTAACGCAGAAACACCTTTTGTGATTAGAACATCATTTGATAAGTCTCGTCCAAAAATAGCTTCAGCATCTTTTTGTGCAGTTATTCTTGCTTTAGATAACTCATTAGCTTTCGTCCAGTCTTCAAGAAAACCACCCTGTTGTGCCATTTTCTGCATATCTTGCGTTATGGCTTGCCTAACTTCTCCAGCACGTCTAGCCGCATTTGCTTCACCTCTACGGCTATATTTTTCTGCCGCATCAGCAAATTTAGCTCTCCAGGCTTTCATTCCATCAAATGTAATACCCCCTTTTTTATAAGCAGAAACAAATTGCTTCATTTCAGGAGATAAAGGAACGCCGGCAGAATTTTCTGCTTGAATAACCGCATTAGCATTAGCCATTTTCATCTTCTGATTTGGCATCGTAGATCTAACATCATTCCATGCTTTCCACTCTGCATCTCTCATCTCATCCAGATTTGATATAACTCTTCCTTTAATCGTTGCACTTTTTTCTGATGCAGTTCCAGCTTCAGCGCCTAATTCTTCTAAGTTTTTATTCAACTTACTTTTTATTTCATCAAATGCTTTCATCTGGGCGTCTTGTGCAATACCAGGTGTGGAAGATAGAACACCTTCAGTTTGTGCAATACCTGTACTACCTGAACGCATACCTGGTGTTAAAGCGTTAATATCAACACCTGCAACATCAGCTGCTTTAGCAATATCCGGATCTATTTTTGCAGCCTGAGTTGCAATTGATTGGCGACCAGCTTTAGATCTTGCTAGCTGTACAATATCATTTGCCGTGTTAATGTCATTTGATGCCGGAGATACTGTACGTTGCACAAGTGTATTATAAGCCTTCCCTAATATAGGCGTAATAGCTCTGGCTAATCCACTTCCCGCTAGACCCACACCAAAATCAGTCGCTAAACTTTGGGCGTTATCGCGCTGACTATTCTGTGCTAATGCTCCTACTGTATTCTCAGCCACCATATCCGCTAATTTAGTTGCACCACGCTCTAGTCTTCCTGCGTTAGCAACAGAACCTAATGCTGCTGCTGTTCTTTCTGCTCCAACACCAGGAATAAGATAAGGGGCAATTTCAGCACCCAATTTTGCATACGTATCTTGTGGCTTTAAATTATCTGGTAATGCTAATCGCTGTGTAGGTGTATAAGTACCATCACCAATACCTAACTGATTACCTGCCCATGAAGCACCTGACATGAAAGCATCCGCAATTTCAGGGATGATATTGGCTACATTGACACCTGTTTGCAGAAGTCCTTTTCCAGCCTCAGTAATTGGATTAAGCTCTTGATTTTGAGTAGATCGCCTTTGTTGAATTAATCCAGCAATTCGTTGAGCACCATTTGTGTCACCCGCTGAATCAGCATTTCTTAAAGCAGTAAAAAGCTGTTCTTCTGAATAATCATTGATGGCCATGATTACCTCGGTAAATATTTATTTAACAACTCATCATCTGATATATTTGAACTATCAACATTATTAATTTCAGTTGTTTCTACTGGTTTAAAATCAGGATAATTTCTTTTAAATGCATCGCTAACTCTTTTCTTAACACCTTCAGCATAATTTATTATTTTATTAAGATTTTTACGCATTGCCTCAGTTGATTGCTTTCCTGAAATGTTACCTAGATTAGCCTGTAATTGTTGTACTTCAAAATTACTTACATTACCTAAAGCTCCTCCTGTTTTTGAAGCATCTCGCATTGCCTGCAAAACAGCAAAACCCGTTTGTGATCTTAGTGATTCAAGTTGTGCATCAATATCATCAGCTGCGCTGCCAGGAAAATTATAAAATCTACCTGGAACTCCTGTCGTTCTCCATAAGCTCGGATTATCTCTTATGGCTTTAGCTTCTTGAGCTAATCTATCTAGTTGTTGAACGCCATTATCTAAAGCTAATTTAGCCTGTGTTTGTGTTTGATTTTTTTTCTCTTTTGCTTCATTTAGTTTTTGTTTATTCGCTTCTATTTTCTGCTCTAATTCCTGTCTTCTAAGATCATCCGTTTCTTTTTGTGCCTGTCTGTCTAAAGATTTACTGGCTAGCTCCGCTCTTTTTATTTCTCTATCTAAAGCAGCATTTTGTGCAGAAATGTTCTGTCCTCGCTGAGTTAAACTTTCACTTGCACGATTACTCCGTTCTGTTTCTGCAAGCTTATTTCTATCAATATCACGGCCTTCTATTTTATCTTGAATATCAAAATATTTTTCTGGCCCCAATGCATGCATACCAATTAAATCAGTAATCTGATCAAATTGTTTTGGATCTTGTTTGAAGGATAAAAACGCTTCTTCAGGCGATAATCCCATCTGATTTAATATCGGTGCATTTTTTTGTAATGATGACATTAGTGATTGATCACCACTCTTTGCAGCAAGACGTAGATCCATAGCTGCTTGTCCAATAACTTGATTTCTATTCTGATCAATAAAACCCATACCCTTTTGAATCCGTTCTATTTGCTCAGGATGAGCTATTGCCAGTTGCTTCATTGCATCACGATCATTAGCCGCATAAGCTTGACCAAATGATTTCATAAAATCTGCTTCTGATTTTTGTTTATCGGCAGCTTGAAAAGCATCAACTAAACCTCCAATACCATTAGCTATCATAAGCCCAGTATTCGGTTTTTCAGCATATTGAGGCACTGTTGGTAACCCTAGTCCACCCGCTGTTTGATTGGCCACTTGCAGACTGGGTAAACCAGCCAATTGAAATGTTGCCATAGAAACTCCAGATTAAAATAAACCACCCAATGCGCCTAACCCGCCACCGATAGCGGCACCAAGACCTGTTCCTAATCCAGGAACAACACTGCCCAATTTCGCTCCAGCTATTGCACCACCAAATCCTCCACCTAATGCTCTCTGCCATCCAGAAGGGCTACTTGCCGAAGCTGCATTTGCTGCACCGATATTCTGTAATAATTGACCAACATTATTAGCGTAATTTTGACCTGCTGAAGCTTGTCCTGTTGCTGCATTCATTCCAATACCGACCAAATTACCGTAATTTTGCATCTGGTTAGATAGAAAGTTTTGACCCAATGCTGGTGCAATTGAAGCTAATTGATTACCGATTGCTGTTGATCCCAAACCACCAGTTGCCTCTGCTGCATTCAAACTCTGATATCTTGCTTGACTGGCTAAATCGTTAAATTGTTGAGAGTTGTAAAAATTATTTAATGCTTGTGTTTGACCTTCTGGTGAGATTAAATTTTGCAATTGACTTAAAGCTGGTGCTCCAACCCCCATATACGGTGCCAAATTTTGCATTACACGATTCCATTGCTCTCTTTGAAGGTCAATTGCTTCACGTGATGCTCTGGCCTGTTCTTTAGCACCGTTATCTCCACCGCCTCCACCCATCTTCTAATTCCTCTTTTGTTACTTGATACATTGTCATGTTGATTTGCCGATCACCAGCGGTTAAGGCATTATCAATCACACCCACTCTTCGCATGTTCATTAACTTGCAAATTACTTTTCCCCAAGGCGTTTTTTAACATAAGTAATAACGGTTGAAAAATTGAGATTATCCATCAACCATTTTGAAAAAAATCGGGTTGCTTTCAAAGCATATTTGCCACGGAAACCCGGATCAAACACAGGATGAATTTCAATTAACTTGTTGCGAATAAATTCAATTGAAAAAAACCAACAAGTAGCAAACCTTCATAAACACCGACATAAAGTTGATTATTTTTTAACTGATAATCACCGTTATTTTCCATGGCATAACCGATCTTAGATTTATCAGAAAAAATCGATAAAACTGGTCAATATTTTCGATAATTTTATTTCCATTAGTCAATTAATCCATGTGAACGTAAAGCATCTTCTAATGCTTTAATTCGTTGACGTGATGCTATTAATGCATTAGCTAAAGTTTGAATTTCAGATTGATTATATGTAGCACCGATGGAAAATGATTGATCAGCATTGAAATCGGCTTTTAATGCTGTACCCGTAGCTGAAGTAAATCCTATAACACGTTGTCCAATAACTTTCGTACCGTTAATAGAATAAGAGTTTTTGACGTTAATGGGTGATGATAAGTTTTGTTGACTGACTCGACTCAACGAGACGTAATCAACGATAATTTCAGATACTTTGCCATCCAAGTCTTGTATCTTTATTTTAAGTCCGTTAACGTCGTTCTCAATATTAAGCACCCGAACCTCAAGACTTGCCAAACCCTCCTCAGTTTTTGTTATTCTTTCCTCGTGATTCCCAAGGATAATATCTTGCTCTTCATTTTTAAGTTGCGCAGCATAAGCCTCATATCCTGAGTCGTTGGCTCTGTTAACGACTTTGCCTATATCCTCAGCACCACTTAACACTATCCTGCGGTAAGTCTCACTGAAATTTTTAGGTAAGATATCTGGAGTGACAGATGAAATTTGAACACTAATGGGATTTTCTAAACCAGAGTTAGCATAAGATTTATTAGCCATTATTCAATCCTTAGCGATAGATCGGATAAGGTCACCGGTGATTTGGTAATAATGCGGATTTTAAAGCCAATATTTTTTCTCACTCGCCCAATACGTCGCCAGATAATTCTTTTGTCATACTGAAAAGGGGAGTTTTGCTCTATTAGTTGTTCTCTACCGTAATTAATCCCATCTGTTGTTGCAGAGAGAAATAACTTGTCAGCAATCTGAGCAACACCCGTTAAGGCTTCCAATTCAAAATCAAATAATCTTGCATTATCAGCTTTTATCATTGGTGTATAAAGAATATGTTCAGCGTGTTGTTCATATTGATTTGATGCATTGAAAACTAAATGACCAATAACGCCTTCTTTCTTATCACCCACTGTGATTTGATTCCCATAGAACATAAAATCAATAGCACGATAGGGGTCATCATAAAATCCTGATTTAAGTATTGACCATTGATTATTTGCAGCAACATCAAAGCAAAGCGTATGTTTTGGAAGGTGAATAATTAATAACTCATGGTTATCAAATTTAATGGACTCCATGACTGATGTAGATAATTCATCAGCAGAATAATGGCTCATTATTTTATCAATGGTGGCGGTGGATATTTTGTTTTTCTCACCTGACCCTATGATATAAACTGATGGCTGACCAATAGAATGATGACTGATAATGGCATAATTATCCTGATATCGGCATTGGCAATCACGACCCGCAATACCTATCTGGATCATATAAGCTGGTTGAGCAATATAAATAGGCTGTGAAGTATCAGAAGAACCGGTTAATGAAAAGTATTCTATCGTAGAAGAACCAAAACAAATAAGCATATCTCGCCATGATGCCACTGAAACTATCCCATCTGGCTGAGATTCGGCACGATAGAAGGGGCGATATCTATCCGGTTTAGATTCATCTTCCAGATCAGTCACCCCAAATCGTTCACCGCCTTTTTGTAGCCAGATGTAACGCCCCCGATTTCGACAAACATCAATCACTTCGCCTAAATCATATTGCGGGTATTTATCCTTTGGCCAGTTTGATAATGCTTTCTCTGTACCGTCATATCGATAGAACTTTAGTTTACCGTCAAAACAAACCGCCTGACTATTACTAGAATGTGACATGGAAACTCTGTCATTACCTAAAATGTCAGCAATTTCTTTCCCATTAAGATAAAGCTTATTACCACAGACTCGATAGACAGTGTTATTTTTTGTATTGAATTGAACGCCACGTGATATACCATTAACTCCCTGTTTTTTTTCAATGCCAGGGAATGATCTTAAGTAACCAGCAGCATTTAGAATCTCTTTAGGTGTAGCCAGTATATTTACAGGCAACGCATCAATATAATCTGCTGTCTTAAAATCTTTACCGAGACCTTTAGCAATTGGGATCTGTATCTTTGGCATTTTTATTTATCCGATGAAAATATCGATATCCGTTAGCGGTAGCAAACCTATTCCCTGATCCGACAGGGAAACCATTTGGATAATGTGATCTTGCTTTTCTTGCTCTTTTAATTGAACAATTACGCATTAATAATTCTTTGCCATAGCTAGCAGTATTAATTACTTTATCTAAAGGTTGTATTTGATAATCGGGCGCAATACGAGTAGCCAAGTTATAAATTACCGCATTGATGGCATTTTTATTAATGCCGTGCTCTTCGCCTTGATCTATAGGTATATCATCTGGTGAAAATTTATATCCTATGTGAATTCCCTGTCCATCTTCATACCACTCAACTATCATTGTTTCTAAATCAACAACGCCATCTTCAAGTGATTGTGGCTCGATGTCTGTTAAAGTTGCATCTGAAACAACCCCAATTTTTCTTAATGCAGCAATGACAAGATCACCCTTCGTTGTTGTCTGCATTTTTTACCCTTCTATTATATTTTTTTTGTTTCTTTTCTGGATCTGGCAATATTTTTGTATCATTAGGATTTAAATGCCATCCATCAAAGAGATATTTTTCAACTTCATCAGCATTGACAATTATTGTTTGCAACATCATCCCCCAAACATTAACATCCCCATTTGACTTATAAAGCATTTTTTTCATTATTTAACTCCAAAAGAAAAGAGAGCCTAAGCTCCCTATTTCCTTATCAATCATTTATGCTTTTTGACCTGCTAAACCAATACCAATGGCTTCAGGACGTATAGCACAAGGTTCATACCATAAAGCAATACGGCATTTACCCGCCAAGTTATTAATGTTTCCACTAAAAGCAATGACCCCATTAATACCCACATTATCAATACTAAACGATCTCGCTTTTAATCCAGCAAATATTTCGTGATTTAACGGAATGGGTTGTGATACAAGACGAATAGAATCATCAGCCCAAAATACATTTGCGGTTGCATCTTTAATATTTAAAATATTAATTGCGGTGCCATCTGCTAATGAAATATTGACATTAGCATAGGCTTTTTCTTCGGGTTTTAAACTATCATCATCTAAAGCGATAGGCTTAGGAGCAATCGCAATTTTATTTTTATCCGTAGAAACAACTGTGAAAGTGGCCTCTTTTGTTAAAATATTTTTTGCCATTTGTGCCAAAAACTTAACATCAGCAAAAGAAATCTTATCGCCACGTTTAAATTTAGTCGCATCACTGACGGTTACCCAGGCAATGCGATTATCTACATTCTCTTTACCGCCATCAATCGATCGTTTCCAGGCTTCAGGTTTAAATTTTTGAGCACCAGAAACGGTAACGCCTGTAGCCGTTGAAGCTTTGACTGTTGGAAGTTTAGGCGAGCGCAAAACATCATTAAAACCCGCAACTTGACGCTGAATGGATCCTGATTTATAGGCATCTTCGGGTATTCTTCCGTAAAAGTCCTTACTCGTTAAATCATGCCCTGCCCGTTTATAATCCAATGGATTAAAGAAATAGGATAAACCTGCATTTCTATTTAACTCACGAGAAAAAATAGTTTCTTCCGCATCGGCTACCATATCCCAACCAGTGAAGTCTTTACTACCAATCTGCTCTTTACTTGTTATTACAAGTGAAGCCATATCTGTAGCGACTCGAGCAATACTGACTTCAACATTATTTGCTAATTTTTTTGCGGATGCATTTATTCTGCGGCGATAGGAACGCTCATCACGTAAATCGTCTGCCCGTAATTCAAAGAAATCATTGTCAGGTTCATTTAACGAACACTTAACAGACAGCTCTAAAATTCCTGTTTGCTTGTTTGTTAAGTCCCAACCTTTTTGTGTCGGTGCCTCTTGTTCTAGCGGTAACCAGACTTCGTTACTTGAACGCTGCAATGAGGCTGCATCGGGCTGCCATTTTGTTACCTTCTGAGCCATTGGTGTCATGTTTTCAATTGTTTGAATGACTTCATCAATAGCATAAGTTATTAGTTGACCTTCATTTAAAGCCATTATCTTATTCCTTGCAATTTAGCCTTAATTTTTCGATAAGTATCCACATCACCTTGACTTGATGCTTCATCCATCTGTTTTTGCAGACTAGATATATTAGCTGCCGTGACATCACCACTTAGGGGTTCGTCCGTCATAGGTGCATTTGATATTTGCTTACCGCGTGGCTTGAGAGTTAAACGATCAGCTAGTCGAGTTAATTCGATAGTGACCTGTACTGGATTTTTGCTAAATATTTCACGTGCTTTATCTGGATTAGATCCGAGGTAATAAATGATGGCAGCTGATTTTTCAGGAAAGTTTTGTGCAATAGCAGCATCAACACCTTGTGGTAATATCTGCAATGCTGCATCTTCTTTTTCCTGAAAATCGGCTAAATTAAGCTTATCAGCCGCATCATAGTGAGCACGCATAGCTTTAGCAATTTCTTGACTTTGCTGGGTGTATTCCTGTGTTCTTCTTCCTTGATCTGCTACTGCCTTACTTCTGGCATCTAATGATTTCATTTGCCAATCTTGCAGTGCCGCTTGATACGCAGCCTGTGCTTTATAAGTATCATAATCATACTTTTCTAAAGCATTATCAGATAAATAATCATCAATTTTAGGCTGATCGGGAAGTTCAGGATTAACACGTAATTGCTCAGGAAGTTCACCGTTTTCTATTGCTTTCATTTGTTGTTCTATTTCGTATTGCCTTTTTCTTGCAACACGACGAGCAGCATACTTTGCATTTTCATTTGGCTTACTTTCCGGTTTTTTCTCATCGTTATTCAGTACAATATCGAAACCATCATGTTGTTCATGATTGTCACTTGTTTTATCAATGACTGTCTCGTCTGTTAATGATGTTGTCTGATTATCAGACAGGGAAGTATCTTCAACTTGTTGCTGAATTTCGGTGGTATCACTCATGGTTTAACTCTCTTACATGGTTTGAGGAATCTCGGCTGATTTGCCGGTAGGAATATTACTTTGTTGCTGTTGCGCAACCTTACTCAACAGCTCTATTGCTTCCATCACTGCTTTTTCATCGATATTTTTTGCTTGTGCAAGTTTATAAACGACATTAGCTTGTGATTCAGCTGCTTGCTGTTCAGCAGTAAATGCTTTTATTTGTGTTTCAGCCATTCTATTTTGAGCATTAGCTATCTCTGCTTGAGCTTTCATTTGTTCAGCAATGGCTGCTTCCATTAACGGATCTTGCTGATTTTGTGATGCTTGTTGTGCTTCTGCTAACCATTGCATTTCTTCATCAGTTTCAGGCTTCTTCAATCCACTAGTGATCAGTTCTTTGTTAGCATAATCACGAATATATTCAACACCCTTACCCTCCATCATATTTGCGTAAGTAAGCATCATGACGTTCCAGATTGGATGCTCAGGAGGAACTTTAGTTATTAGCTCATCAATTTCTGCTCTTGCAGCATCTTTTTGCGATTGGAATGATGGGCCAACATCAGTGTAAGTTTCGTATCTTCCACGGATATCGTTTAAAGTAACCACTTTACCTTGATTAAAATCAACAGATTGTGTCATTAAATCAATGCTATTTTCATTTCCGTCTTCGGATGTTGTGATCACTTTTCGTTGTGTATCATAAATTTCATTAGCTATTGACGCATATATTTCACCATCTCTACGCATCGCGATAGCCAAATTATCTTGAAATACATAGGTCTCTAAATCAATTCTGCTGTTGAGTTGATTAACAGTGTCAAATGCCACTTGACCATTGGCTGCTTCAACATCAACACCTACTCTTGCAGTTTCTTTTGCTGCTGTTGTTGCTGCTTCTAACATTCCAGCATCAGCTTGTGATATCTCGGCATTTTCCATATATGAAACAGGGCCAGGAGGAAGATCTCCCTTGTTTTCATCAGTTCTATTAAGTAAGTAATACGGATAATCATCATCTCCGCTATACATTCTTTCATAACCTGCAATTTGCTCAGCATAAAAGAAGGGCTTTTTCTTCGGTGATTTGGCAACCGTATCGGCACCTTTGGATAGTATAAAGTTACGTAAACGTTGAGCGTCTTTTGATAAACGCACAACACCTTCATATAACTCAGTGTCATCAAAAAATGACCATTCACCGAAAACAGGCACAATCGGAATATGTTCACCCGCAATTTTAATTCTATCTTTCAATATTGCTGTATTTGTTATAATTGACTTGTATACTCTACAACGTTTTACTGTTCGCTCACCTACTTTGTTAGCGCCTTCTTGCGCTAAGCGATCCATGTTTTCTTTTACTTCACTTGCATAGTAACTTTGTAAATCACCGGCCATCGGATTGTAATAAACAAAAACCTTCTCTTTTTTTTCTTCTACTTCATAGTACTCTGCAACGTAAACTGTTTTTCCGTTTGACCAGCTAAATAAAAAATCATTGTTTGGTGATTGAAAGGAAGGAGTAATATCTTTATCAATACCATATTTTTCAGCGAAATCTTCCCATCCATCCGTGTTTAAAGCATGGATAATCGTGCAGTTTTTGGCATCAGACTTATCTATTTCTTTTGAATTACAATCCCATATAACATGCGTGCATGATTCGTGAAGTGGAACTCTGCGAATAACCTGATTATTGCTTGTTGGATTTTCGTCTTCATAGTCAGTAACAATACGCCATGCGCCATAACCGCACTCTATTTGTTCTCTCACTGCTACGTTAACAGCTATTTTTGAGCAGTTATTTCGCATATCTGTACGATACATACCCATTAAAATATCTGCTGCATCTGCTGGAGCAGTATCTTTTGGCCGATATTTTACTTCGATTGGATTCTTTCGCATCTCAGCAACAAGTTTTCGCACCATGGGGCGTACAACATCGAATTGACCTCGATATTCTAAAGTGACATAGCTTTCTAACCAGTCATCCCATTGACTAACACGACTAAAAAACAGATCGTTTCTTGCCTCTCTTCTTGCTTTTTCAGATGCACTATAATCAAGGTCGAATTTTCGCAGTATTTTTTCTAGCCGCTCATTTTTATCGACCATTATTTCTCCTTACCGGCCGGATAGGCGCAGGTATTTTTATCTGTTTTGGTTTTTTTATTTCACGTAACATCTTCGCAAAACGTCGCATCATGTATGCATAGCGGACTGCATCTAGAATATCGTCATTTGTTTTAACTATTTTCCCGTTTTCATCTCGATGATAAAGACGAAACTCTTCAAAAAATGGTTCACATGTATTGAATACCTTAAATCGTCCCTCAAGCATTAAGTCACGAAGTTCACTGATTCCTGACTCGACAGAATTTCCACCTTCAGCGAATGTCGCATGATCTTTTAGCATCAAAAAACCAGCATCAACATACTGCAATTTTAATTGCTCACCGCCGCCTTTCTCATGCTGATGACCATCATGTGGCCAAGCTACTGGAATTTTATTAGCCCAAGATTTGACAGCTCCCCAAGCTTGAACAGCTGTGTTTTCTGATTTTTTCCACACTCTTGCCAGATAAAAAACGTCTTCGTCTTTATCCCACCACAATTGAATATGAGCTTGAGGGTGATTCCAACCAAAATCTTGACCATCGATAATGTAGAAGTGCTCTGGACACTCAAATGGCTGACATTTAATTAATTCTTCTGGTATTTGAAATATTCTACCACTTCCCATCGTTGGGATGCCTTTTGCACGAGCATCACGCTCATGCTCAGGATAAGAAGCGATAATCTTTTCTTTTTCTTCTTCGGTGTAGTGATCAGCATCGTGAATAGTCATGTTGACTACTTTTTGATGTTTTGATGGGTTCTTGAGAAACTTAGTGACCACATCAGACATCCCCATCAATGGAGTAAAGGTAAGAATAGAAAATTGTCCATACTTATTGGTACGAGTAAGACCTTCAGAATAGATTGCATAAGGTGGTTCTTCATCAAACCAAACACCATGTACCGTATCCCCTTGCCATCTTGCGCGACCCTGAGAGTACGGTTTGAAATAACAAATAGACATGCCATCTTCAATACCGTCTTTGTTTCTATGCCTAATTAGTAGATGATCTACCAGATTTGGATAAAATGGTGATTTTTTCCAACTGATTATGTCTTCTTTTGGAATGAGTCCATAACCTGGTTCGTTATTTTCTTCTATGCGTCCACATAAGATACGCTGAGTTGTTTTAGTGACTGTTTCATTGGTTTCACCACCGATCCAAAAAACAACCGGTTCCTTGAATATCTTACCTTTCCATATACCTTTCCATGCACCATCATCAGGGTAACCTTTTGTACCAGGATAGCGTCCAGTGAAATGAAATGAAACTTCAGCGCCACCCGTCAAGGATTTACCTAATTGGTTTCCGGCAACAAAACATCTCTCTGTAAATTTATCTCCCGCTTCGATGAATTCACGTTGCTTTTCATAAGGATTATATTCAAATAATTGGTGCGTTCTTTTGTATTCTTCATCTTCTTCAAGTAAATTGAGCAATTCAATTTGTTCTTCATCACTTAATTTATCAAGTATCAGATCCAGATCTTCCACGGTTAAATAACTCTTTTATTCTAGAACGACGTTTATCTCTATCACCTTTATATTTAGTGACATCTTCTACTTGCGATTGTTCTTTCAATCCAAGATCACGAGCAATAATGTTTGCATTCAGTAGATCAGCAGCTGCGCCAGAGAATTTCTGATCGTAGATTACTTCCTCTGTTCGTGTAGTGATGATGGAAAAGCCTTCCTTAGCTTTGTATGCAAGCCATGTTGTTCTGTCGATATCGAGAAATAAGCATAATCCCATTATCGTCATTGCTCGCATTTTTGATATGTTTGTGTGTGTTATCTCTCCCTGATAAGAAAATACTTTTTCTTCTTTTAGCGGGTTATTTTCTATCCATTCGAAATATTCACAACAGGCCTGCCATAGCTGCTCTGGATTTTCAAAAACGGGTTTTCTTCCGTGGCTACTTCTTGCTTCCCAAAAGCGATTTCCCTTTGGCGCTGCCATATTTACTCCTTAAATTACTTCGCAGTTCAAATAATGACATTTGAGTTGACCTACCTTCATTGTGATAATTACCAATCATCTACTCGCTAGATTTACGGGAAAAGAAGTAAAGCCTCTTTCCCTTTTTGAATTGACTTTTGCGCACGGGCAACAGGCGTACTTTCTGCGCCGGACTCGTGCCATAACTCCTTGAATATCTCAAATTTAAGCTTCTCGTCTTTCACAAAATCGATAGTGATTTGTGCTGCTGCTGTATCAAGTAATACCAACCTTAAAATATCAAGCCGCATTTGTTGTTCTGCGGTAATTTCTTTCATCATTTCACCTGTTTCAAATTAATGTTTATGTTTAGTTGCACTCTTCGCCCATCGTTTAGCCTGATTCAGACAATCCGCTAGCATCTTGCCTCTTCTACTCGCTGGCTGTTTGCGGTAATAGCTAATCGCTTCACTGGTGGCTAAGGTGGCAATAGATGTAGAAAAGCCGAGCTTGATTAACTCGGCCTTGACATTGGTTTCGATGAATTGTTCAGGAGTCATGCTAACGATCTACGTTATTCAAATGAGATATGGCTGAATTTCAGGTTTGCCCATTCACTTTCTGGTGGAAAAATAAGCATTCCTCTATCATCTTTAACACCAATATCCGAGACCATGTTGCCAAACTCATGAAGCAATGCGTTCATATACTTGATACCACGACGATTTAACTGTGGAGCTTTGCCAGCGCAAATTATTGCTCGTGGATCTGCTTTTTCGCTGAATGGTGTCATCAATTTCATATAAAACTTAGCTCTCCATTCCGTCGTTTTTCTGTCTCCGAGATAACCATCGAGCAAAGGCATCAAAAAATGACAACTGACTTCGATATCCCCCGTTTCATAGCGGTAGACGGGGCGACGATTCGTTGCCATCAGGTAATACATATAAGCCTCGGCTACTCGCCAGCAAAAGAATTCATGTGTAGTCATTTAATTAAGCCTCTATCAGTCCAGGTATGGTCATTTGCATTTCTTTGATCAACCTTTCTCTTTCTGATTCAAGCTTATGCTTTTCTCCACCAAGACCCCATTGATTCATAATCTTTGCAGCACTACTTACATTACTTTTTTTATTTTGATAGTGAAGTTCTAATCGATTTGCCTGAGCAAACTTATCTAAATGACCGAGAATCGCCGCACGAAATGTTTGATAAACTTTAACTTCAAATGCAGGAGACAACCAGGCAGCATATCTTAATGCAATCAATTCATGAGACCATGTTCCCTTTTCATTTCCACCATTAAATACAGTAAGTATTTGATTTTGTTCCAGAGTGTTTTTTAGCACTCTGGTCACTTCTTCAACAAATTCCTTAATTCCATCAGATTGTAAGAATTGACTCGGTACTTGCCATTTTTTGGCTAAACCACCTGCAATAGCTGCTTTGTGCAAATCATTAAGGTTATAAGTCCCATGCTCATTGCTGCGAACATGAATATTTTCGATATCAATAACCGAGTATTTCATATGATGCTAACCTTTCAAAAAAGAGACCTCAGCTCACACAGAACGCACAGACCCCGAACGCATCATGATTGACTGACGTTCTCTGAGGTCTATTTTGTGAATTGTCTCGGGTTTATTTGGATGCGCGGTGAGTGCGCGTTGAAATAAGAGGACTCCTTGTCGCTAAGGAGTCCCTAATAATTTAAAAAATTTGTTCAAGTATTAATCGCGGGACAAAATTGTCCTGCGGTGGTTGTAAATAAAAGTGGGCTTAGTCCTGAAATGACCTAGGTGGTCAATTTGACCTCTTGTAATAAAAACAATGAGTTAAATGGTTTTATTGACACTGTGTTTTGATGTACTGCTGTAGATATTCTGTTTGCTTTTCGTTCTCAATCATCATATTTCTGAGACGGAAATAATCTTGTCGAGCTGCTTCGCTAAATTGTGGGGTGGCTTCATCATATCGGCTCTGGGCGGTAGTGGTTTTGGATGCACGACACACGGCGTTGACGCGCAGCCGCTTAGTGCCAGTACGCACAGCATCATGCAGCTTAGCAATTTCCTTTTTGGCATTATTTAATTTCTCAGTCTGTTGAATATCGAGCTGCTGTAAAGCATCAATTTTTTGCTGTTGAAATTTTACCGTTTCAATTTGCGCTTGATATTGCTGTTTTAGCGTCTGATAGTTTTGCTTGACGTTTTGATAACGGGCGTTGATGAAAACGAGTGACAAAACCAATGCAGCAATAATCGCTACGACAAATGCGTAAGGTCGCCATAACATATTACACTCTCTATTTCTCGACGGGTCATTAGTCCTTTCCAGACTTCGCCTTTCACATAAACCCATCGCTTCATCTCATCACAAGCGCCCTTTCGGTCATCGGCGTTGAGCTTTTTGAGTAGTGTGGATTTCCCAAAATTCCCCCCACCCACGTTGTAGGCAAATGAGTAAAGGGCTGCTTGGGTCAACGTATTGATATTGACTTTAATCAGTGGGTCAACATAGCGCTTGACCGCGTTTAAATCGTCATCAAGCCACTTGTCACATTCCGCTTTGGTGTACGCCCGATTACGCGCAATATCGTTGCCGGTATGCCCGTAGCAAACAGAAAGCACACCGCCACCATCGAAATAGGGATTAAGTCTCAATCCTTCGAAATGGGTTATCATACTTGATGCTAGAAACAACGCACTACCACCGGTCGCCATCAATATTTTTTTCGGTATTTTCATACTGACGCTCCTTGAGTTTGTACTCCCTTCGGCGGTAGTACACGTTGATAAAAAATGTCCCTATCGTGCAGCCGATACCCATCACCGCAACCCACTGGTCAAGGGTTAAAAAATCAAAAATCGTTGTTATAACGCCACCGATGGTCGTCATGATGCCCCACAGATAGGCAGCCGGTGTTGAGTATTTTTCAGACATACGCATATACCCTCTCGTTGAGGGTTCCATTGCTTTAAATTAAAAAAGGGAGACAGCCGCTTTACTTGTTTATATTGCTGCCTTTTTGAGTATTGCAGTGGCTTATTTTTAAAGTTTATTCAAGCTTTTTGGACGGGTAACATAGCCCAAATAGCGTAATGCCCCTCACCGTGCAGCCTGATATGATTAATGGGATAAATTCAGGTTAATTACTTATTTTTTGACACAAATAGATTCAGCACCGTAACGATAGTATCGCCTGTAATATTTTTTAATCAATTACATAGTTCTGGATCTCATTTTCATCGAAAATCGTTCGACGACTAAGAGAATTCAATTCTGCCCAAGCTTTGTATTTATTTCGAGAAATTATCCCTCTTGAATTCTCAAACCAAAGAAATCTATCATTCCGACCAAAAATAGCTCTAGCCAAAGCATAATCTCCGGATGTCAATATTAATATATATTGTTGCTCTATGTTTTTCTTTTTTGGAGGAATCTCAGGTGAATTAAAAGAATTATGTATACTAAATGACATAGTAATTACCTCATTTTACAGTTTGAGTCAGAACCAAAACGAAAAAACCCCGCAAAAAGCGAGGCTCTATGATTTTTATACAACTGTATCAGCTTACCTTAAAATTATTGGCCATTTGTCCATTAAAGTCAAGACTTAATTAGATATAATTAATCATTTTAGCAACAGTATTTTGATTTTTCATGACAGTTAATAGCCGATTGTGTATTAAATACAGGCTGGCATTGAAAATGTCATCAATCTCCCTTCTGCATGTTCTTGGTGATGGCCTTTTCCGCCGTCCCCCCGCTCTGGTCATCATCCTTCTGGGTTTCGCTATTTTGTGGTAATAGGTGGCTATGCTTAATTTTGATTTTCCATAAACGTAATAACTTAACAGGATCTGGTAGGCTTTTTCATCAATACGCATAACAGCATCAACCACTTGAGAAATGAGCAATCCTTCATCATCGTTACACATTGGCCTGGAAGGTATACCTTCCCCTTTAGCCTTTTGCATGAATCGCCAGATAATATTAAATTGCCATTTATCAAGCTCTCCTGAGCTTACCCAAGCCCCCCATAACTCAAGCCAACCATTTACCCAGTCATACTGTGCTTTTGTTAATTCCAGTGACTTAACCGCTCTCATCTCCCCTCCGGCAAAAATAGGAATAGGGGCATGGTTTCAATGCCCTGCGTTGAATATTAATGGTGGTTTAAAGTGTGTGGGCTTTTTCTTCGCCCATTCGAAAGGTAATACCTGCCTGATACCAATCCGGTAAGAAAAACTCAATGCGCCCTATAAATCCATCAAGTCGCATGGTTTTCATTCTTTTTAGCTCACTTTTCATTTGACGGTAGATTTCATCCATTTCACCCACCTTGAGCCTTACAGGGGTATTTGCTAGCATCGCTATTTTGGCAATGGTCATCTCACCGTAGGTAATTTCTGCATGCGCGGTAAACTCGTAAGGGTCTTCGCCTAACTTACGATGACAGCCTTGACAGTGCGAAAAACTATTTAAGGGGTGATAACGGGTGGCTTTGTGTCGCCTTGATTTGAAGTGTGAGCAGTGCAGCTTAGCGCGTTCATGCTGAAAATGTCGTCCGCAATAATCACATATCCAGTTTGTTCTTTCGCGAACTAATTCAGAGAACACGGCATCGTATTTATCCCTTTTTAGTGCCATTTATTATATTTTTCCAATAAAAAACCCCTCATTTGAGGGGCAATAATTTATTTCAATTTTGGTAATTATTTATCGTATTCTATTTTATATCCTGTAAATTCGATATTAGCATCATCACCAGAATTAATAAAAATAGAGATAACAGAAGTATTATCTGAGTCTACCTTAAAAACAGATGCGGTTCCTTCTGCATTTTTCTCGCTTTCATTATTTATTTCAAAACCATTATTAAGTATTGTTGCTTTTCCTTTTGCAGACTTAATTAATACCTTAATTTTTTCCCCTTCAGGGATATTATCCTTTAAATCTATAAGCATAGAAGTATTAAAGGGTGAAGTATTCTGAAGAATTAATTTGCTGCCCACGAATTTATAGTCTAATGGATAGTCTTCATTATTGATTAAATTATAATCCGATAATGAATGTTTATCGTCAAAATTAAAATCAGCTATTATAGCCATTCTTGCATCCTCCAATAATAAATAATAAATCAGGTTAAAAAAATAAACTCTATAGATCTATAAAATTTTCATTATTTTACTGTTCTTGTTTTAATTTCATATACTCCGAACTCTCCGGTATCGTCACGAAACAACATATGCCAATCGCCCAGCATTCCACTTTTTGCATAAAAACATGCATCTCACCCGTATCAAGTTTTGATGTCCTCCTGAGCGTTCTGACGCGCTCTGGCTGCTGTGTGGTCACATCGATACGCTCTACAACTTCATAACCTAAGAATGTATGTTTCAACATTTCCTTCACTTGCTCTGCGGTAAAGTTAGCGTTGTTAGCACACAGATATTTGCTTATCTCAGATGTCCACAAATGAAAAAGTGAATTTTGCGATAGGCTTCGAGTCTGCTTGAAAGGCTTGATAATAAGTTGATGCGGTTGGTTTGTTGCGAGAACAGCTTTTAAGGTTTGCCAGACGGATTGTTTCGTTGATTCGTGGAAGAGTAATTTGTCTTCCAAATGCGCCTCCTGCCTATTATTTTATTTTTATACAACTGAAATTCTTTATTAACACTTTTGGCAATTTGCCACGCTTTCCAGCCTTGTCACTGACAACAGTCCAGTAGTAATCCAGCTCTCTAAATTGCATTTTGAACATGGACGGCTGGGATAACATTTTCAGGCAATCTTTTTCTGATAGTGCTTTGTCGCTAAAGCGATACCAATGCACAGGCTCGCCACCATCCTTAACAAGGGTTGCTTCAATTTGGTATTTCATTGGGGGCGTCCTGATTAGAATTTCTTCTCGGAATAGCGCTTAGGTTCTTTTTGTGGTTGGCTTTTTGCTGCGGCTACATGCTGGTCAACAGGGAAAATACTTAGTCCTTTCTGGTCAACGTAAACCGTTCCTGTTTTACCATGTCGATTTAACCGTAGTATGAGTTCTGTTAGAGTTTTATCTGCGTCAGGGTCATAAACCGATTCTCGATGAATCCCTAACCAATAATCGCAATCCTGCTCAATTTGTCCCGTATCACGGCTGTCACTGGGCATGGGTCTTTTGTTGGTGCGCTGTTCTAAACTTCGGTTTAATTGTGTTAATAACACGACAACAGTATTAAGTTCTTTTGCCAAGACTTTTAACCCTTTGGTGATATTTCCGTAGGCTAAATCGTTTCTGTCAGCTTTTTCAGTCTGCATCAATGTTAAATAATCAACGCCAATAAACCCAATATCGCCTGTTTTACGTTTTATTTTTCGACATTCTGATTGTATGTGATGCAAAGTCATCGCTGGCGTATCATCAATCCAGATATTTGGGCACTGTTTGAGTCGACCAATCGCACTACATAACTCATCCCATTCATGCTCTTCCAGCTTCTCATAAAACCGATTTGAATTAAGATTGGATTGTTGGCTTAATGTTCGCTCGGCTAACTGACAATCGGTCATTTCCATACTAAATAACAATACTGTTTTCCCTTGATTGGAAACGTTTTTCGCCATTTCAGTCAACACGGTGGTTTTACCCATCTTGGGGCGTGCTCCAACCACGAACAACGAGCCATTAACGATTTGCTTAGGTTTCAGTAAGTCGTCAAAGTCCCTAAAGCCTGTTTTGAGTCCGCAGTGTTTCTCGGGGTTGTCCTGGCGGTCACAAATATCTGTGAATACGCCATCCAGTACGTCATCAATCCGACGCAACCCTGTTTTGTGACCAACCTTGCTAAACTTTGCTGCCTCATCAATCAGACGTTGCGCCATATCGATTTTGTCAGCAAGCCCTAGCGCACTAGGCTGAGTAAATAACTTTTGAATATCCATGGCTTTTTCAACGGTATAACGCCCTGCCGCACACTCTTTGATACTTTTTGCGTAACTGACGATGTTTGCGGCACTCGGGATATTTTTGGCTATCTCAGCAAGATAGGCAAATCCACCCGCTTTTTGAGCGATCCCTGATTTAGACAACGCTTCATCCACCGTGATAATATCGATTGCCTGATGTTTCCGGCTCATCGTGCGCATTTCTGCATAAATCAATCGGTGGTGTGTTGCATAAAAATCATCAGGGCTTAGCAGTGAAAACACCTTCAAGGCATTGTCGCTCATGGGGTCTATCAGCAAGCCGCCGATAACACTTTGTTCAGCAGGTAAGTTATTGGGAACCTGATTTATCATAGCGCACCCTCCCTCGTTTTGGTTACTGTGTCAGGTCTTAGCAGATAATCAAAACTTGCTCGCCAGCCTCGGTCATTTTCACCGAAATACCAAGGATTAGCGGTTTCAACAAATACTTCAAAATAATTTCTGGCAGCATCAACCGAAGGGTTTTTGAGTTCTTTCCAGAATTTACCAATAGCCTGTTTTCGTTTGTCGTTCAGTGATTCAGCATTGGGTAATCTGTCACCTACTGTCTCGTTGTAAACCTGTAGGATTTCCTGATAGGGGATTTTGTTTTTTCGATTGTTAGAAATTAATTTCTCATCATTCCCCTCGTGAGGGGTAAGGGGTGTATTTTCTTTTTTCTTTAAAAGATTTCTTTTGTGTTTAGCTGACTCAGCTAATCTAACATTAGCTAACTTGGCTAAACTTTTATTAGCTGACTTAGCTAATTTATTATCATTAGCTGAATTGGCTAATGTTTTGCTATTTTGGCTAATATTAAAATTCCACTCAGATATTTTTTTGTTAATTCCTATTCTTCCCTTTTCCAAGATTAAGATATTCATTGAAATCATTTCATTCTTTGCTTTACAAACATGGGTATGATGTATACCTGTTATTTCTGCAATTTGTGTATTCGTAATTCGATCAAGCTTTTTGCCGAAGCCATAAGTTTTTCTGACTATAGTGAGTAAGATTTTTATCTGTCTGACAGTTAAATCAGCACCTGCTATCGCTTCAAGTAGCTCATTCGCTATTCTGGTATACCCATTTTCAATCTCAGCCACGGCATTCTCCCTGACTTCGTTTTTAACTCTGTAATCATCAAGACTGGTGACTGTTGCAGCCATTTTTATCTCCTTGTAACTTCCTGAATTCTGATACTAACCGACGGGCAAAATCTTTATTTTTTGATGCAGCAACCAATAGCCCATCAGGACTATCTGGATGAGCTTTTTCTTCATGGTTTTTATTGATAAATCGGCGTTTTTTTGCCATAATGACCTCGCTGAAATTGAAAGAAAAAAGGGAAATTTGGCGTTTCCCTTCTCATTAAACTTCCTGAAATCTCTAATTAAATACAAAGCTCCTTGAAATGTTCACAAGCTTCATTGTTTTTTAACTCTGGAGCTTCTTTTTTTGGCAATCTCAAATGCTCCAGCATATCTATCAGCTGGCGTATCTCTTCACCTGAGATATTTGTTATGACTAAATCCTGCTTCGGTGAATCGTAGCCAATGCAATCAAGCAGTTTTGCCATCTTCGGAATTATCCCATCCTCTGACTGCCATCTCGTGATTTGAGATGGATTGACGCCAATAGCCTGAGCAATTCTTATTGCTGAATGTGCCTGAATGCCATTACGTATTCTAGCTTCAATGTTTTTTGCATTTGATTTGCGTGTAATCGTAGTTTCCATGTCTATACTTAATTCCATAAGTTTCAGATAATAGTTATCCCTCCCGATGGGCTGGGAATTTATAAATCTCCCAATTTCAGGGAGGCCAAGTTGTTAAAGAGCAATAATTTTATTTTTTTCTATAAAACTCAGTTCTGTATTTTAATTTTCCTTTAGTGATGCGCTCCAATTTTAGAGCGGATCTTTCAGGAATAATTGTTCTCCATTGAGAAACAGCTGAATCAGAAATCATTAATTTCAATGCGATTTCTCGATGAGAACCAAAAAAATTCACGACCTCATCTTTTAGCATTAACACCTCCATTAAAGAATACTTTAATTATCATTTTAAAGGAAACTTAAGTCAAGAGGAATTAAGATTACTTAATTATGGAAATGAAATCGATTGGTGAACGCATTAGACTGCGCCGTAAAGAGCTTGAGCTCACTCAAAAACAGCTTGGGAAAAGAGTTGGGGTTTCTCACGTTGCAATTTCCCAATGGGAGAAAGAAGAAACTGAACCAAAGGGAGACAACTTGCTGTCTTTAGCAGATGCGTTAATGTGCACTGCTGAGTATATACTTAGAGGTACAACTTCAGAAAAACCTATTAGATGTGATAATGATACTTATAAATATAGCAGGCTAACCAAAAGAGAAGAAAATCTTCTAGAAATGTTCAATGCATTAACAGAAGATGAACAAAAAAATTATCTGAAAGAGATTACTGAGACTCGGGCTAATCTTGAACGAATCTATAAAGAAATGAAAGAAAAAGAGAAGAAGTCAAAAAGAGCATCGTGAGAATGATAATTGATTGATATTTATAAAGTAAATAATGTTATTTTACCATGTTCATTTAGGAGATAAAGATGAGCAACAACCAGCTCAACAAAATACCACACCAAACGATAGCAAATAACTGAATGCTACCCCGAGGGTTTTTTATTGCCCTCTCACCTTTCTCCTAAGAAGTTCCTCAGCTTTAACCTTCCTCTTTTTTTAACAATCCTTTTTATCGCTGAAAAAACAATTATTCTAAAAATCATCACGTTATAAATTTATATTAAAAATTTTACCTTATTATTTAAGTTATCTTTAGTTTAATGTTGACTTTTTCATTAAGATAACTTAAATTTATATTCATCAACTCACTGCAACAGGCAGACGACAGACAATACCACGAGTTATCTGAAACTGTGCCAGACGTTGCCAAGTAGCCAGCCTGAGGCGTACGAACATGAAGGCAAGTGACGACAGTTAAGCCGAGGATTTAAGATATGACGAATGTAAAAAGCACCTATGAATTTAGGCGCTTTGAACAAAAAGCGGTTAGTACTGTGTTTTTAGTTAGTGGGTATCTCCTTGAGGAGATTGAATGGCAGACTTTTCCAAGGTGTCAATATGTTTGGTTAGATCAGCAATGAGTGTTCGAGCCATCTGTGGATTAATAATAAAGAACTGAGTTTCCTGAGCTTCATTAATTGACTGCATAGGCGACGAAAGAAATTGAAATTTCAACGCCAGCGCATCGTAACCTGGTAAAGGACCGATTTTCCAACCAGCAATAGGAAACGTGGGAATATCATTTTTTTTAGACATAATTTTTTCTTCTTTGTTGTTGTAGAGAACAGCAAGGATACCACCGAGCCTGATGTGGTGAAAAGACAGGCGCAATAAATTTAAATGCAATTAAGCAGTACCGCTCTTTAACACTCTTTCGCTGAAAAAGCGTAACCACAAAACACCCAAACAGTCGGTTTTGGGGTGTGTGAAATAACAAAAATACAGTCGCTAAGTTAAAAACCAACACCAGGGTACTACCAATATGACTGTAAATCTAATCCGGATACCTCCGGCACACACCACCAAAACTTATTGTCAGGAGGTAATATGTGTAACTTTCATGGTTATGATAATGCTCGTAGTAGAAGACATGAGCGTAGAAGAGCCAGGCAAGCAGCCTATAACTATAACAAAGCGCTTAATATGGCACTGAAAGCAGCCTTAAATCGAAGCAAACCCTCTCAGCAACAAACACCAACAAACACTAAACGCCCTGTCCTTTCACTAAAAAGAAAAGTGATTAATCGTGTAGAAAAAGCAATATCAATTCGTCCTACTAAAGTTTATGATTCTTTTGATAATTGTTGTCTGCCAAAAGTAGCTTTGTATTCAGTCAAACCAAAACTACGCCGCCCTTTTCTGATGTCTAGGGAAGCTACAGCAAAATTTTGAAGCAATTAATTAATAGGTTACTCATTAATTTAATAGTAAATTATGTCCATACTTAAAAAAGGCTAAAAGTATGGAAAGAAAAGGGAACTATTTAATAGAACCAGTTGAAGAAATTGGGAATGGTACTTTTGGGAAAGTTGAATTAATAAAATTATTTAATTTGAATGGAAAATTAGCTGGGCAATATGCTAGAAAAACGTTATCCGTTCAAAAAGAATATGTTGGCTCAATATTTACTCATGATGAATTGAGAAGAAGATTTAAACGAGAAGTTTTTTATCAAGCTAATTGTAAACATTCTAATGTTGTCTATATATGCATGCATCACATGGAAATCAAAAATCCTTGATTTATCATGGAACTTTCGCAAACAGACCTCAGAAAAGAACTCTCTGAAAATATATTAGATATAAATAAAAAAATGGAAATAACAAAAATGATCTTAAAGGGAGTCAATTATGTTCATCAGAAAGGTTATCTTCACAGAGATCTAAAACCCGCTAATATTCTAAAATTTAACAATGATGTTTATAAAGTATCAGATTTCGGCCTAATAAAAAACTCAAATAACGAATCTGAATCAGAGATATTAACAAAGATTCAGATTGCGTTAGGAACTGTAGAGTATATGTCACCTGAAGCGAAGAAGGGAGAATATAGTATACAGTCAGATATCTACGCACTTGGCGTTATAATGGAAGAAATGGATATTTCAGCGATTGACGGTGTTGATGACATTATACGTAAGAGTACTAATCTAAGATGTAAAGATAGGTACCAATCTGTTTCAGAAATGTTAGCTGCTTTAAACAACGTAATTGAAAGGAGGAATCAATGATCGAGCTGTTAAATTGTGGTCTCTTTTCTTATGGTAAAGACGATTTCAAGGAAAATCAGGATTCTATTTTACCTCCTTTAAAAATAGGGAATGGTTATATCTTTGCGATAGCTGATGGTGTCGGTTCATATAAAGGTGCTAAATTAGCTTCTCAAATAGCTATTAATAACCTATCAAAAATGGTTTTAGATCATGATATAGATATAGATTCTATATTCAGCACTATCAAAGATGAGATATTAAAAATATCAGATGAAAATCCTGATTTATATCATTCTGCAACAACCCTAACTTTTTGTTATGTTAACAACGATAATGTCCATATAGGTCATATTGGTGATACAAGAATTTATGTAAAAAATAAAAATAAACTAATCCAATTATCTAAAGACCATACCGTACATCAAAGTCTATTAGATGAAAAAATATATACAAAAAAAGAGTTAAAAAATATTAAAGGAAAAAATAAACTCACAACGGCTATATCAAGAATTGTTGAGCTTCAATACCAGAAGCTATGCTATCCAGTTTCTGAACTTATTGAAAATAATGGGCTTTTGAATTTGTACATCATGTCAGATGGTGCCCATCATTTTTGGGAAAAGCGCCCCAGATTCTCTATCGAAACACTAAAAAACCCTATACGCTTTGCTTCCAGCTTACAAAGAAGAATAAATAAAAATACTAGTATTGATGATTATTCTCTAATTGCAGTAACTTTCCTGCCCAAATCACAGCTCGCTTAATCACTTATCGTATATTACACAAAATAACCTCCCTATTTATAGTAAGGTTAAAATTAAATCAGGGTAATTAATAAACTTGCATTATTTTTAACCCATAATCAATTTAAGGATGTGTGAATGCGGCTCTGCGCTCGTGGGACAGTCAACACACTATAAATTATCTATTTATATAGCTAAATATAGTTTGATTGCGTTTACCCGTCCGTGATGACTGTAATCGGACACCGAGAGGCACTCGGCATGCATCCTTAAACTTATTAATATTTAGGAGGAATTGTGAAATTTGAAGAATTAAGTGAGAAATCACAAGACAAAGCACGTGAAGTTTTAGCTAATCTGTTAGAAATTAATTACAAACGCGATTTATCATTAAACGAAGTTGATATTAATACTCTAAGCCACAAGATTAGAGACGCATTTGTAGCCTTAGAAAATAATAAGTTAATTCTTGGTCAATGTGCAAATATGAGTATTCGTGAAAAACAAAATCGCGATTTAACCAGTAACCCACCAGATTGTAGGGGTGCCATTGGAATTGGGTACTAACACAGCAATAAATAATTAGAATAAACAAAGGAGTACAAATGATGAGACTGGACAATCCACGCATTTTAACAGCAAAACACCCTAATATGGGTAATCTGGTTGGCGTAACTAATGGCAGTCGTGATTTGAGCGATTCAATATACTTAAGCAGTATTGATATTCGTGATGATGATGACAGAGAAATACGCACTTTCAAAGAAATTATCAGGTGCTTAACAAATGAAAATGATCGTCTTGAGAAAGAGAATCGTAGGCTGATGAAGATATACCGTGAAATTGGCGGGCTGTGCAGGGCTTAAACCTGCAACCGAGGTTTTAATCCCTCTGCTATACCATTAAGCTAACACCACAATGATAATTATAGCGCAAGAATTAGAAGAATTTCAGTATTGCCGTTGCAGCACTAATAGTCACAACAATTACACCACCAAGTTTTAAAAGTAGTCCAGTAGCAATATGTTCAACATCCTTACGAATCAAGGCTATCTGAGCGTCAGTTTTTTCAAAACGTGCTTGTATCTGGGCTTCGTTCTTCTCAAAACGAGCAGACATATCTTTACGGACATCAGCGATTTCAGCAGATAAGTCCTTACGGACATCAGCAATTTGAGCTTCGCTTTTTTCAAAACGTAAATCCATGTCTTTGCGGACATCAGCAATATTGCGATTTACTTCTGCAATATCTTGCTTGGTTGCTACATCAGCAACCTCATGTGACTTACGTACAGCAATAGAAATAGCTTTTGCCTGCTCTTTTGGCAAACCTGCATTCTCTAATGTTTCAACAAATTCTTGAGTATCAAATGCAACCTGACCCATAGGGAATCCTCCTTTTTGTTAAGTATAACGGGTTTAGGGTTCAATCTGCAAAATCTTTCATCAATTAACCTTGAGGGATACCCTTATGCAAAATTTAATCAATATAGAAACAAAAAACATCAACGGTGAATTAATCCAGACTGTCAATGCCCGTGATTTACATACGTTTTTAGAAAGTAAACAGAAGTTTGCAGACTGGATAAAAGATCGCATTCAACAATACGGTTTTATTGAGAGTCAGGACTTTATCGTAATTTTAGGAAAAACCCCAAATGGCGGCCGTCCAGCAAAGGAATACCACATTTCCCTCGACATGGCGAAAGAACTATCCATGGTTGAGCGCAACGAAAAAGGTAAACAGGCAAGGCAGTATTTTATTGAATGTGAAAGACAGGCAAAAACGGCTACACATGTTATTCCACAAACACTTCCTGATGCACTACGGCTTGCTGCTGAAATGGCAGAGAAAGTTCAACATTTGTCATTAGTTAACAAAGAGCAAAAAACAGAAATTGATTGCTTAAAAAATCTATTCCAAGTTGGTATGACACCCGTTCAGTTTTGCAAGCAGCTTAATGGCGTAAATATTAACCAAGTCAATTTATTTCTAGAATCGCGGCATTTTCTCTACGATGCAGAAAAGGATATCAGCAAGGCTCATGTCTGGCGTGTGCATTCCTATGCGAGAGATACGTATCTAACCGAATCCCCCTTCATCATGACAAACGATTATGGGCAACGTCAGTGTTACAAAATCGTGCTACTAAAAAAGGGAGCTTCATGGCTATATAACCAATACCTCAAAAGTAAGCTACCGATGAAGAAAGACTGGAATGGTGAATTCACTCACGACAAATATAGTCAGGTGGCATAAGGAGTAACGATGAACAAAGACAATATCTTGCTAGCACTGGCAAGACAGGCTGCAAAGTTAGCGATTGATACCCATCGACAAGATATATGGCTCATCGCTTTATCATTGCAACTAAAGGCTTATGGGAAAAATCATCATGCCACTTAAATCAGAAACAGTGAAGAAACGCCATCTTAAAGAAAAAATTACCATCCTGCTACTGGATTCATCCTTTTCACAAAATGAAATCGAGTTATTACTCGAAGAGATTAAAGCCAGAAAAAACAGGATGCTATTCCAGCTCAAGGAGGTCAAATGAATCCTTACGCCATGCAAGATTACTGGTACGAACAACAGCAAGAAATTGCTTATTGGGAAGACAGGCTGGACGATGAAATCAGCGAACTAGTCCAGCCTATTTATGACTGCCTACCTTCCTCAGTGATGCGAAAACTTAATCACGAGGATTTTGACGATATCTGGAAGGCACTGTTTGACCATTTCAAAAATGAGAACATCCATCAGTACAAAGCACTTCGAGCGCCTAAGAGGAAATATCTATGAGCGAAACACAACATACCGAAAATGAAAAAAGTTTTCAACAACAGGTTTGGGAAACGCTGTCGGCGATTAACGTTAACGATAAAGTTGAAAAGAAACTCGGCCTCTCTTATCTCTCATGGGCTTGGGCGTGGGGCGTATTGATGGCGCACTACCCAGAATCCTACTATGTCATTGATGCCGTTAGCTACAACAATGATGGCAGTGCCATGGTCTCATTAACACTCACGGTTAAACAAGGCGATAACGAATTTCCCCGCAAAATGTGGCTACCGGTGATGGATAAAAGAAATCAGGCCATTTCTAGCCCTAACGCCTTTGATATCAACAAAGCACTGATGCGCTGTCTGACTAAAGCGATTTCGATGTTTGGATTAGGGTTTTATATCTATGCAGGTGAAGATTTGCCCGAACAGGAAAAAGTTGTGATACAGCAAGAACAAGCACAACAAAAAGCCCGTTATGAGCAGTTAATTCGTGATTTAAAAACCGCAGCAAAAGGTGGCATTGAATCAATGAAATCCCATTGGGAACAGTTAACACCAGAAGAGAAAGGAATTATTGGCGAAGAAAATAAAGATTTAATTAAAAACGAGGTTAATCATGAAGCAGAAAACGGACGAGTGGTTTCAGGCAAGACTTGGGAAAGTCACCGCCAGCAATTTACACAAGGTGTTATCCAAAGGCAGGGGAACAACGCAACGAAACTACCTCATGCAGTTAGTCTGTGAAACACTTACCGGACAAAGGGAAGACATAAAAACTAATCAGGCCATTGAACGAGGCATTGCCCTTGAACCACAAGCCAGAGCGCGATATTGCCTCAATGAGTTTGATGTCACGGTCACCGAAGTGGGCTTTATTCCCCACCCGTCTATTGCGCTATTTGGGGCAAGTCCTGATGGCTTGGTTAATGATGATGGACTTATCGAAATAAAATGCCCTAACACCACTACCCACATTGAAACCATTCTCACAGGGAAACCCAAATATGAATACCTGTTACAAATGCATGGGCAAATGATGTGTACAGGCAGAAATTGGTGCGATTTTGTCAGCTATGATGACAGACTTCCCCCTAACCTTGCCTACTATAAAATCCGAATTATCAAGGATGATGATTTAGTTAACGAAATTGAACAAGCCGTTCAAGTATTTATCGAAAAGCTGAAATCAGAAATCAACAAAATTAATCAATATGTGGAGACCCCATGGCAAACCAGAACCAGTGTAACTTTACCGGACGCATCGGCAAATTAGAAATCCGCTATACCCAAGATAAAATTCCCATCACGGCATTCTCAATCGCTATCAGCAAATCAAGAAAAGACAACAGCGGTCAATGGATTGATGACACAACATGGATAAACTGCAAGGCATTTAAGCAAATAGCGGAATATATCAATAATTATGCACAAAAAGGTACTTTTGTTCGTATTACTGCTGCCTATCAGGAAAATAAATGGACAGACAAATCCGGTCAGCAAAGGATATCACCGGAATTTCTGGTCAATGACGTTGAAATATTGGGAAATAGGAAAGAGAGAAAACCGCAGGAAAGCCAGGGTAAACTCAATATGCCAACGACAAGCCAGCCAAACAATAACCCTGTTATTGAGCCTGATTTTGATGATGACATCCCCTTTTAGACACAGGAGAAACCAGCATGTGGATTTTAATCTTGGCCATGTACGCCAGCCCTTACGCATCAAGTAACTTTGCAAGTGTTCATACTCAAGAATTTGACACTGAAAATATGTGCCAATTCGCCGCTAAGCAGTTTGAGCGTGAGTTTGAAACGTTCAAGGATATCAACGCCAAAGCGATTTGCGTTAAGAAATAAGCCAATTTTAAAAGGTTCAACCATGAAACTTAACATCATCAAACTATTAATCACGACATTATTGTTTATCAGTGCAGCATTTGCTTTCGAACTGATAGTTGGTCACATTGCGCACGCCGATACCGTCATTGACCCACAAATCAGGTTTAAACGTGGCGAATTAGGCAATATTCAATTAGGCGGACAAGAGCTACTGGTTATTGGCATCATGCTAGTGCCAGCTCTTATGGTTTATTTTGGGGTATTCCTCGACACATTGAAGAAATAGTTACAAAACAAGAAGTCATTACCCACCCTAATCTATTCCACTTAATTAATACCCATTCATCAATTAACTTTGAGGGATCACCTTATGCAAAGTTTTATCAATATCGAAACAAAAAACATCAATGGTGAATTAATCACGATGGTTAATGCACATGATTTACACTACTTTTTGGGAAGTAAGCAAGATTTTAACACATGGATGAAGAAGGGAATTTCAGACTTTAGATTAGTTGAAAATAAAGACTTTATTTGCCTCCACAAAAAAATGGAAGCCAACAACGCTACTATAATTGACTACCACATTTCCCTCGATATGGCGAAAGAACTATCAATGGTTGAGGGTAACGAAAAAGGTAACCTAACAAGGAAGTACTTGCAACAAATTATCTGTTCTTGTTAATGCATCATGCTAAATAAAAAAGACCGGCGCAAGGCGAGCCAACACCAGGGAAATTATATTGTAGTTTTAAGTCTTAATTATAACATAAATTAAACAAAATACTGTAATTATTTACATATATGTAATAATCATCAGTTATATGGGCAATCAGCTTTGAGGTTTTGAAATGAAAACAATGACTGCTAAGAAATATAACGTAATCTTGTGTATAAAACTAAATGCTTACCGAGAGCATATGGAAATATGTTTAGGTTTCACTCAAAAAGATTGGGATGAATTAAGCTCATCAGAGAAAAGTGTAATTATTGATGACGCTATTTATAGCAATTTAGATTATTGAACAAAAAATGACTAACGAAAAAATGCGGGAAGAATTTGAAGAGTGGGCGGTAAAGTCTCAAGGGTACCTTAAATCTACTTTAACTAGATGCCCTACGAGTGGGAGATACCATAATAGGTACGCAAATAGGATGTGGACTGCTTGGCAAGCATCAAGAGAAAATATCGAAGTTGAATTTCCTCCTGCAAACTATACATCCACTCATCGTGCTATTACTAATATTGCAATTGGATATAACGAAGCATTAGCTGATGTTAAACAACTACTAACTGAACAGGGGTTTAATGTGAAATGAAAGAATCACTAAATGACAAATATATTTATTATCTCTGTTTTAGAAAATAATAAAAAGGATAAAGAAAATGTAGAATAAAGCATTAACCTGGAAATATTAAACCCGCCTTAATCAAAAATAATAATTATAAAAATCACCTGCACTCTTATTAATTAAATTAGAGAGTAATACTATGTGTCGATATAAAAGTAATTGCACAACTATTGGATTATTAAAACCAGGAATGATCATTCGTTATCACGATGAGGATTTAAAGATAATTAAATTACTTGAACGTAAATTAACACCCAAAGGTTTAATTTGCAAATATAAAGTCAACGGTGGAGGAGGAGTATTAACTGCCCACAGCGGATTAAGAGTTAATGTATTAACTGAAAGGCATGTTAATGAAAACCGTAGAACTTGGTATATGCAAGGAAAATAAAAAATGAAATTAATTGAAATATGTGAAAAAGAAATAAAGCAGGTTGATTATTTTGGTATTGAATTAACAGTTGATGCTGGCGTTAATTTTTTAGCCGCAGATGATGAAGGTTTCGTTTATGGCTACTTTCATAAACCTATCATATATAGCACGGAAGGTATCTGGATAACTAAAGAAAAAGACCATTTTTACCATTATGTCGCTAAAGTCGATATTGGCGATAAAGACTGGAAAGAAACGCTAGTAGAGGTGTAAATAACATATGAAAACAGACTTTGGTGGTAGTAATACACCAAAAGAAATACGCGATCGCTGGCAAACTCCCTACCTTATATTTAAAGCTCTTGATAATGAATTTAACTTTTGTCTGGATGCTGCGGCAGATATAAATAACGCTCTGTGTTGTCGTTTTATAAGTGAAGAAGATAACGCTTTGGAAATTGAATGGAGTAGCATTGGATCAATCTATTGTAACCCACCCTACTCCAATATCTTACCTTGGATCTATAAGGCAGCAAAGGAATGCAAAGAGCGAGTTAAATCAATCGTCATGCTAGTGCCAGCCGACACATCAGTCGGTTGGTTCAAGGTAGCTATGCAAACAGTAGACGAAGTAAGACTGATCACGGGTGGGCGGATTTCTTTTATTAATGCAGATACGGGTAAACCGGTTAACGGAAATACTAAAGGTTCAATGCTTCTTATCTGGCGGCCATTTATTAATCCAAGAGGGGTAATAACAACTGTCGATAAAGAAGAGTTAATAAAGATCGGAAACAGAACAGGTACACAATTTAAAATTGCGTGAGATTTGCGTGTAATTGAGAGGAATAAAATGAATAGATTACAACCTGACTCGTGGGTAGACATTAAGTTTATCATGCAAGATACCGGATTCGGTAAAACATTTATTTATGACAGAATTAAAGATGGGCTGTTACCTAAAGCAAAACTTATTCATGGAAGAGCACGCTGGTTATACGCTGATCATCTTGAATTTAAAAGAAAATTGATGTCGGATGGAAATGGGTAAAATATTGGGTAAAATTTTATCCATTAATATTTATTAATAAAAATCAATTAATTAAATTATCAATATGATGTTTGCAGGGGACGCCATTAATAAATTGATAACCATTTGTTTTAATCAACAAAAAGTTATCGTTGCTATCTCATATATTTCTTATTATTAATTACCATTCCTACCCTACTTTGCGTAAATATATCATCCCGATGATTTGCAACTCACTTAATATCACTGAACATACGTTAAGCCTACTTGTATAATTAATATACTTTTATTTCGTACTAAAAATAACAAGGAGGTGTTATGCGTTTAGTATATGTCATTGAAAATATCATAAAAAAGTATCATGATCGCCCTGCTATTGGCGAGCGTGTGAAGCGTTGTATAAAAGACGCTAAATCCAAGCGCATTGTTTGCCAATTAACAGCAAAATATCAAACAATCACTTATCAACAATTATGGAGTAGAGCTGAAAGTATTGCTAATGAATGGTATCAGCACGACCAATACCCACTAAAAGCCAGTGATAAAGTGGCTATCCTATCCTTTATTCATAGTGACTATATTGCTATTAATCTCGCCTGTGTACAAATTAATGCAATTATAGTTCCACTACAAACTAATTTATCAATTAAAGAATTAACCCTTATTTTACAAGAAATAGAACCACGAATAATCGCAGCCAGCATAGAATACTTACCTATAGCAGTAGAATTAGCCAAAAATAATAACTCAATAAAACGAATCATTGTTTTCGATTATGACCCTTCCCATGACAATGCAGAAAAACTAGAACAATTACAAAATCAATTAATTATCAAAATCGAAGAATTACCCAATATTATCCGTTTAGGTAGCCAGTTACCGAAAGTACCTTATCCTGAGAATAGTGATGATACATCTTCGATATCGATGATAATTTATACCTCAGGTAGTACTGGTGCGCCCAAAGGCGCTATTTATACAGAAAAATTTGTATCAAATATGTGGGACGCTAGCCTATTTGCCAATAATACTAATAAAGAAAATAGGACTGTCCTATATCTACCGATATGTCATGGTTTAGCAAGCCAACAACTTTACAATCAGTTAGCTAAAGGTGTTACTTGTTATCTGGTCGCTAAAAGTAACTTATCCACGCTATTTGAAGATATTACCTTAGTAAAGCCAACTGAGCTTTTATTAATACCCAGGGTAGCTGAAATGATATTACAACTATATCAAAGTGAATTAGAAGGGAGAAAAAAAACTATCCATGATCCACTGCTTGATAGCAAGCTTAAAAAAGAGATACGTATCAATATTTTTGGCGGTAGAGTTACACAAATATTTTATAGTTCTGCACCATTAACTAACAAGTTAACTGATTTTATTGAATCGCTGTTTGAAGTGAAATTACTAAATATGTACGGTAGCACCGAAACATTGGCTATTTGTATTAATAATAAGATATTAAAACCACCGGTTGAGGATTATAAACTTATTGATGTTCCTGTACTAGGTTATTATTCAACCGATAAACCTTATCCACGAGGTGAATTATTACTTAAAACAGCCACCATTATTCCAGGTTATTACAAACATCCTGAATTATATAGCCAACTTTTTGATGAACAAGGCTATTATATGACTGGAGATATCGTCAAAGAGACAGCAAAAGATCATTTAGTCGTTATAGAAAGAAAAAAAAATGTAATTAAACTTTCTCAAGGTGAGTTTATCACTACAACAATGCTTGAAACTTTATTGAAAGATAGCCCTTTGATAAAGGATATTTTTATTTATGGCAATAGTGAGTGGTCTTATTTATTAGCTGTTATTATTCCTATACCAGAATTATTATATCGCTATAATAAACAACAGCGCGAAATCAAACGATTAATTCACCAATCACTCGAAAAAATTGCTAAGGACTCCGGTTTAAAACCCTATGAAGTGCCACGTGATTTCTTAATCGATACAGAACCGTTCAGTCAGAAAAATGGCTTATTATCGGAACTAGGAAAACCATTAAAGCAAAAAATTGAAGCTCATTATATTGATGATTTGAATAAATTATATCAAGAAATCTGCAATTATGACTTCTCAAAATTTTCACAACAGATCAATAAAGAAAATATATTAGAAACAGTAATAAAATTAACTCAATATCTAGTCGGCTCTCCTGGTATGGTTATTAATTCAGCAGCAACTTTTTGCCAATTTGGCGGCGATTCTTTATCTACATTACAATTTTCATTAGAATTAGAAAAAATTTGGGGGGTTATGATCCCAGTCGATATGATTGCCAATCCAACTTGTACACTGGATGATATTGCTGATTATATAAAATCAAATCAACATATAATAAATTCATGCCCAACTTTTGCTACCATACATGGTATAGATAAAAAGAAAATTTATGCCAGTCAATTAGCTTTAGATAAATTTATCGATCCCGAAATTTTTCAACAAATAAAAAATTCTTCACGATCCTTATCGAGCTTTCATAACGTACTATTGACTGGAGCGAATGGCTATCTAGGAAAATTTCTTTGTTTAGCGCTACTGGAAGAATTAAATAAAACTGATGGTAAATTAATATGTGTGATACGCGAAAAAGATAATGAAAGTGCCAAACAACGTTTAATGAATACTTTTAGTCCACACAACGACCAGCTAGCGCTTAAATTTAAGCAGCTTGCCGATAAACATCTAACGGTATATGCGGGCGACTTAACTAAGCCAAAATTAGGACTTGATGAAAAAACATGGCATTATTTATCGCAGAATATTGATCATATTTTTCATGCTGGCGCTTTAGTTAATCATATACTTCCCTATCAACACCTTTTCGAAACAAATGTGCTAGGCACAGCCGAATTAATTAAATTAGCGCTCGTCAATCACTTAAAACCTTTCATTTTCATTTCCAGCATTATCGTTGCGATACCTTCTGATAATACTAAACCATTAAACGAAGATGCTAATATATGTGAAGCAATACCTTATCAAGAAATTAATAACCAATACGCGAATGGCTATGCTATTAGTAAATGGGCGAGTGAAATTTTGCTCTATGAGGCATATAACCGTTTTAAATTACCTGTTACCATTTTTCGCCCTAGTATGATACTGGCGCATCGCCTATATGATACTGAGTTTAATATTACTGATGTATTTACTCGATTATTATTAAGTATCATTAATACTAAAATTGCGCCAAAATCTTTTTATCAATCAAATAGTAATCTATCCCCTCATTATAATGGATTAGCGGTTGATTTTGTCGTTTCATCAATAATCAAATTATCAAAAAATAATCACAATCAGCGACTTACTTTCAATATGGTTAATCCACAAAATGATAAAGTTTCTCTTGACACGATTATTGATTGGTTAATTAATTCAGGTATTAATATAAAAAAATCGATGATTATGAAGAATGGTATCAACAATTTAAATTGGCCCCATGGAAAAATTACCTAA